ATGGGTCTTATTTGCATGCTCAAAGTGTCCTCCGGCACCAAATCCACTGTCATTTGCTCTCCATAATTTCTGTCATTAGAACAATGACTAAATCCATTCGGTTTCATACTAGCTGCAGCAGCATCCATAGAGGATGCGCTATCAGCCACTCCAAAACAAACTGTTTGACCTCGTCCAGTTGTCCTGATTTTCACAGACAACTTTACAAGATCCACGCGACCCCAGCCAACAATATAGTTTTGCAATAACGTTGACAACTCATGAGAACGTTCATAATCATTCGTCGTATCCAAAGTAAACTGATGTAAATGCGTGTAAACGTGACCCTTACTGATACTCGGTTCCTTCGGAGCTGAGGAAGTTTCCGACATAGTTGCTTGAAGAGTCGTCATTGTTGGTATCACCTGCAGCCTGTGTAAGGCCCCAACTTGGGTCCGCAAAATCCACATTCATAGCCACTTCGTAAATAGGCAACGTATCAGCCGCCAACTCATCAACTCCCACTTTCGCTTTTTCCCAAGGAAGTTTAACAGTAACACCATATTTTCGCAAATTAAACATGATCCTGTTCACGGCACTCTGATGCTCCACTTCCTCGGCGGTCATATACTGAAGCAAAGCCTCACCTAAGGAATAATTCCGAGCAAACATCTCAAAATAACCCAAGGCTATTTCATTTCCTTTCCCTCGAGCCAAATGACCTCTCAATCGTCTATACAAAATAATCGGATTTTTGTAACAAACTCCTCGCACTACTGAAAACGACACAAAACTGCCTCGCTCACTAACATCTCGCTTCTCCTCAATATTCAACAAATTTCTGTAAGTCAACCAACTATGAGCTTCAGCTAAACCACTTCTTCTTATCAAGTCATCTCCGCCCAAGGCCATAGGCCAACCAGGTCGCATATCAAATTGCAAAGCTTCCTTCGCTCCAGTACGCAAAGTATTGCACAAATAGGTAAACAACTCTCCAGTCAAAGTCATGAGTTTCAAGTAAAAAGATCGAGTTTTAAAATTACACTTTGAATCCACGTAATACTCAATCAAATCCTGAGGAATGCCAAAATGTTCCATCAACCTCACCATCAACTGGACTGCGTGCCCGGTGACCGAAGCGTCCATGCCACTAACGTCGGACATTTCATAAGGACCCTCAGCCAGCATTGTTTGAAAACGAGCTTGCATTTGCTCAATGGAAGCCTTTGCATGAATGTACACGTAGTCAGGTAAATGTTCCAAAACCTTATCCAATAAGTAAACACCCACAGCTCCCAACTTAAACAAATATCGATCAGGCGCCACAAACAAAGGTTGTAAAGGTTTAGCATGACCGCTAGTTTCCTCTTTCAACTTCCATTGAGTTTTCGCGGTCAAAATAGCTTCGAACCTAGGGTCAGATCTTGGCAAACTCATTCTCTTCATTGCTTCGCTTCGTTCCCCACGACGTTCCTGAAAAGTCTGAATCGCCCTCGCGTATTCATCAACATCAAAACCAACGGGCGTATTCCAACCAACATATCGACACCATGCTTCCCACATGTCATTACCTATCGGCTTCTCATCTTCAAAATTGCGATAATTTTCCTCACTAGAGGGCAACTTCACTATTCTCTGACGAACCCCCTCAAGAAAACTAACCACGTCTTGACTTTTCTGCAGTAAACCGTAATTCACCGCGACCGGATCTGCATAACCAACACGATCAGTGATCGGAAGCTGCTTCACAACTTCTTCCCACAACTTGCGTTGTTTCTTCTTAGACAATCCCATATGACCAAACATGCTCTGAATTTGCTCATTTTCGAGCTTATTGGCGTCGACACGTCGAATTGGCAGATCAGGCAACTGTTCACTAAAACCCAATTCATTGCTCAATTCACGAGTGTACCGTTCATTCACGTCTGAGTCGTGCTGCTCTTTCAACGCCTGTAGATCCACTGGGGGCAAACTAGTTCGAACCTTAGTCTGCGTCAAAACGGGCTCAGCGACTGAGACTTCCCGAATTTCAGGTTCCACAGTCTCATCAATGAACACCTTGAAATCTGGTTGATCAACATAAACCGGGTCATCATAGGCTAAACGAGCTCCCCCCCTACGAACTTGAATGTCGGGATCAACATAGTGATCAAGCTGATCAACTGGCCAAAAGCGTGAAACAAAAGTCCAATTAGTAAGCTTGCTGGGAGGACCTGACAAAACCATTTTCATATGACCAGGTAACTTTCCCTCAAGCTCAAACATATCCACAGTGTGATCAGGGTGAATCGGCACAACTTTACCGGGTAAATATCGTTCCCTATAATATTTCAATTTCTTGAAAATGGGGTGCTCCGCCTCGTACCGTTGATCCATTCCATTCTCGGAATACTTTATCCAAATGATGAGATCTTTGGCCCTAGTCATCGCTGTGTAAATCAACTTGTGCATGCCTCCACGCAAAACAGCAGAATCAACCTCCAAAATTGCCAATGGAGCTGTCAACCCTTGACTACCAGCATATGTATTGAATTCACCTTCTCTCATCTGACCAGCCCAAACAGAAGCAAAATGTGCAGCATAAAACTCTTTTCGCTCTTTCCACAAAGCCTCAAGCTCTGACGGGTTCTTTTTCGGAAAAAACTCCAGCAAACTTTGCCAACTAACTAAAGCCTTCTTCGTAAAATGAAAACCGCCACGATCCTTGTTGAAGCTAGGCATCCGCCAAAAATTGGCTATATTGGGCCCAAAGCGCCAAGTACCTATAAAATACTGCTGACAATACTGGAAATAAAATTTTGCTTCTCCTGGAATATCTGCATCATTCAACAAGCAGTCAGGATTCACTTCATGCCTCTCACTCTGATAAGGGTCGCAAAACATAACATGATACTTCGTCTGTGGGAACAACAAAGCCTTCAAAGCCAAATACCCTTTAGGAAACTTGTCTTCATCTTGCATCATCACATGAGCCCAACAACCTTTTGCCAGCGTAGTCTCATAAGTGCTCACCATACCACCAGGCATGCCTTTACCTCCAGGTCGAACCGGAGTGGGAGCATCCAACTTGTCACGCCAATCCTGCTCCAAGACTGTAGTCGGAACCGAAACATTGAACATTGGATATTCTTGATAAAGTTTCTTTTTCAAAATTCTTTGAGCGAAACTAGACTTCCTACACCCAGGGTGCCCGGCCACCACCGCCAAATATCTAGACTCCGCACTCAACTGCTTGTTTGTGCTAATCAAATCCCATTGCTTCAATGCATCTTGATTCAACTCAGACTCAGGCAAACGACCCGTAGTGCCTTTCAACATGGCCCTCACAAACTGATTCGCTCGATAATTTTCAGGGTGCCATTCAGCCCAATTGATCAAAGGACTATTTGACACCTCATCAACCAATTTTCGAGCCAATGAGTTCATAGGTTCAGGCGGCCTCACGCTTCTTATCAACATAACCCTAGGTCTTTCCCGCAAGGAGAAATGATGTCGATCAAGAGTCAATTCAGCTATCACCTTCGTGTTCTTAACACCATAAACACCCAGCAAATTCCCGTCGCCGTCAAACAACTTAAACTGCATCAGGAAATGATATCCCCATAAATGCAACAAACTATCAGGCAAGTCTGGCCGATCACGCTCAGAAGCAGGCCAAGTTTTGGAAGCTATCAACAACAGATTTTCAGTCGGTCTTCTCAAAGCCTCCCCCACAGCCACAAGCAAGCAATCCTGCTCCGGATAATTCAATTTGGGATACTCAACAACGTCAGCAAAAGGAATCAATTTGACCCTACGGTCAGTGGTAAGAGGGTAATACGTGTTCCACATACTAGCTCCCACAGTTCGCCGATTGATACCTAAACCATGCGGTCTCTTCAAAGACAATTTGGTCCATTGAAGAGCTCGCTTGTCCCAGTGCTCATCAGGTCCTGATTCCCCTGGGGTGAACATCTGCGGGGTCAAATCAACAAATTCCTCAGCTTTCACAACCTCCATCACTTCAACTGCCTCACCCGCCTCTTCTTCAACCACCTTCGACTCCTCACGATTTTCAGGCACATACATTGAATCAGCACAACTACTAGTCTCCAAATCTGGCGTCTGATCACCCAACCTCACGTAGCCTCCCTTCGAACTTCGTCTAAAGTCCTTTAACAAAGGATGTCGTTGAAAGTCCCACTTCTTTCCCTGAAATTCACGATATCGAGCTGTAAAACTTAGTGCCCCAATCGGACCAAATGGTTCATCCTTCTTACCACTCGTTTCCGCCTGATCAATTGGGCTCATCTGCTCCTTGGCAATCAACCGTTGAAATGGCAACACTCCAGCCTCAGAAGGTGGTGTTTCCACTAAATTAGTCAAGGGAATGCAACGCCCATCATTAGGCATAGCTGTTGGCACAGGTTCAAAATTCGGCTTCGCATCTACCGTTGGAACTGGAGTGGGCACCTCCTCCCGGCGTTGAACACTTTTATCCGTAATGTCATCCGGCAAAGCGGGGGCTCTTTTGTCCAACCAACGACGTCCCAACTCCTGATAATGCTTCCTTTTTACTTTCCACTCATCAGTCCCATCATATTCACCCAAAATGTTCTGTCCCTCGTGCACGAACTCACAGTGATCCAAATAATCACTAGGGGACAAAGTAGGTCGCATCGCGGTCATAACATGATAAGGGGCACACTCGTCACAATGATGAACCAAAATCTTTTCCAGCTCGGCCTCTAACTGTTCTTCCGTCATATCAGTGTGATAACTAGGCGGTTTAGTGACGTTCGAATAATAAGACAACGCTGAATTTGGCCTTGAGGGCGGTCCCTCGTATTTCGGCAGAGTGCTAACACTTTCAACTTCATCATCGTCTACTCCATCAGATCGTTTCTTTCCTTTGCCTCCAACCTTCTTGACCACTTGGAAAATCTTGTTGTCAACTGCTTCATACTCGCCCCCTTCTGAAACTGGTTCAATCGCTGCGGGTTCATCCTCGACCAACAAGGGTCGATTGGCTGCGTTCCTGCTCTGCTGAAAGCGCTCAAGTGCGTTCTGCGCCATGGCGGGACTAGGAAAATTGGCTCTAAAATCAGCCACTTGCCGTCGATGTATTTCACTCAAACCCACAGCTTCAACAGCCATCCAAGAAGCGCCAAGCCAATGAAACTGCCCAGAATCTGAAATTTTAGGAGCGCACTTATTCCACAACCAATGCCACATTGCAGTCCCATCCATCCAAGCCCACTTTTGATCTGCCGGCAAACTCCAACTGGTCATGTAAAAGCCATCAGTGTTAGGGCGCAAAATCACCTTCACGTCCACCAACGGCACCAAAGACTCCAATCGAGGGTTTCGAATCAACCGAGCATTGCGCCGAGCGTACCTAGCGGAAAACAATTGCTCCCAGACTCTGACCACATTGCCAAGCGTGTAATGCCAAATCTCAGAACCCAAACCCGTGAAATAAATCGGCTCGCCTTTATGAACCAAAGAAATTTGACAAACAACTTCCATTATGCTCACCAACCACTTTTGATGATCCACTGGGAAATACATCCCACGATCCACCCAAAGCTGTCTAAGTTTGCCTGAAAAATCTTTTTCTTTGGCGCCAATCAACACTTGCCCATATTGATAGAGGGCAACATAATCCTTGATCGTGACACGAATGTGAGGTTGATTCTTGTATAATCGAGGAAGATCCATAACCCCTTGCATTGAGAAAACTAGGCATTTGGGAGTTTGCAACTCATATCTAGTGAACACTTGAATATGTGTGTTGCCTTTACTGGCCACCACACCTCCCGTGAGCCGAACTTTCCCACACGAAGAGGTAATGGTTTTCGCTAACAACAAGCCAACATTGAAAGGTTGATCATAATGCCCACCAGTGTCTCCTTCCGGAATGTAGGTCAGTGTTTTACGATCCGGCGAAATCATCCACTCACACCAGAGAGGTTCCGGACTCGCTTCCAGACTTAAAGCCAACATTGGGAAAATGGACGAAGCATAAAAGAACTTAACTTCTGGATTCAAATTGGCTATCACCGCCAACGCGGCTTCAGAAGCAAAATGACCCGACTCATGAAACATCACAGATGGCGTAGTAATCTTAGGCAAACCAAAAACTTCCTCAGGAACCCCGTAATTGCCAACAAATCGAGTGAAATCCTTCACTTCAATGATAGGATTGACCAAAACACATTTGTACTTCTCATTGTGAACTTGCTTGAATATTGTCTCAAACATTTCGAAATGCTCGATCTTCATTGAAACTATTGTGACATCACTCCGAATCATGCGAGCAGCTTGCTCTATTTCCCAACGACGCAAAGTGGCGTGAACGGGATGATCAACTTGACGACCCATCGTGGCAGTGTAAGGCAGACCCAACTCATTCATCTTTGTTCTCATATGCGGAGGTATAAAATATGGGCACCTTCTAAGAAGGTCTTCAGCTGCCTCATTCAACTTCTGACCAGTCACCTTGTCCACGTCTCGCCTCACCTCCACGGAGCCATGAGCCATGACAGCGCTGTCGAAAGCTGACACTGCCGCAGGCGCGCCCACAATCGGAACTTTGGTCTTCCCGCCCCCTAAAGCATTCGGATTAACGTTTTCTTTGTCGAACTTTGCCAGGTGGTTATCCCAAAATCTTTCAAGCCATCCTTTAAGATCATCAGCCCACATCACGCCAGGTTCCTCCAAACGAGCCAGAGCACGCCCTCCCATGTAAATAGTTTCGACGACGTGCAAATCCCCATCACTTTGTTTTTCGATTTTAATGCCCCAATTGCCAATTCGCGGCATTTCACCCAAAACTTTAATCAAATGAGTGACGGAAACATCGGTCTTATCGAAATCAATGTACTTAGTGATACGAGGAATTTTCCTCCAACAGGAGCCCTCCCCTTTAACCAAAACCGGAGCAGGCTCCGTCGGCTTAGGCTCAGCAGGCAACTCAACATCAGGAATCATCATGTTTTTATAGGTTATAGGCTCAGTGAAATGGCTGGCCTCCTCAACAAAATCCAGCGCAGCCAATATCATTTCTTCTGGGAATTCTTCAGCACCAACTCGGAAATTCACGAAAGAGTTTTGCAACAAACGCAATTGACGAGGCAAATTCCAATCAGGGTGGTACTTCACATGGAAGCCCCCTTTAACCTTTTCAAGCTTCATTTTCGGTTTGTCGATCACTGACTCATACTCAAGAACATCCGGCAATTTAGGGTATCGCTCCAGTAACTTGACCATGTAAGGCCGCACACTCCGATGAAACAACTTCAAATAACAATAACCCGGTTTCAAGTGACGAACATGTTTTCCTCCTCGTACACCTCTTTTCCTCCTACGAGTCAAACTCGATTCAGTAGTCCCTTCCTCTACAGCGCTCAAAGCAGCTTCCGGGGAAAATGACTTAGAACCTCCAATCTCAAATTTCAAATCATCTACAGCGCCCTCGGCAGCTACCGACGATTCAGTGCTCCACAGAGCATTCCGACCCATAACAAAACGATGTTTAAAATGAAACACGGGCTTGACTACAGCGCTCAAAGCAGCTTCCGTCTCAACCCGACGAGCCTCAATTGAAAGCTTGTAAGCTTCCAACACTGGCCCAAATTCTCCCCAGCCCCCAATCAGGGCATTCTTAACAGCCTCAAACGCATGCGCTTCATCGAACAAAACTTCCCTTTCACTCAACGCCAATTTCCTCTTCCTAACAACCCGACAACCCTTCTTCCCAGCACAATCACAGCGAATAGATTTAATATGTAAATGAACCTGGCAGGCATTCCTACCAGGATTCCAAGCATCGAACTCGTCGTCATCAGAATCCTCGATTCCATGCTGGCAAAACAGTTCCCACTCAGCAGGGTTCAAGCATGAAAACTCGCACGTAGAAACCGTGCGGTCATAGCTCCGTCCCTGTCTGGTGACAATGCTGTTATGCTTTCGCATTTCATCGGAAATCTTGATGAGTTCCGAGACGAGCCTGGCCGCAAAGAGCACAGACCGTCGCATCAAAGCAACAAAAGTTTAAGAAAAAGAAAAAGATCTCACTTTCTAATAAGAAAA